AAATTGGTAAAGTTCGTGAAATGACTACAGGAAAGCTAATTATTAAAGAGTATCCGACCGCAGCGGCCAGTGCTGTCCATTTTCGAACACTCCTTAACGAATTGAATCTAAAGAAGAATTTCGTACCTGATATTATATTCATAGATTACCTAAATATTTGTTGTTCCTCTAGAGTTAAACCTGGGGCTTCCGTCAATTCTTATACTTACATTAAAGCGATTGCCGAAGAGTTAAGAGGTTTGGCCGTAGAGTTTTCAGTACCAATCGTGAGTGCCACACAAACTACGAGAAGTGGTTTTACTAATTCTGATCCAGGTCTTGAAGACACATCAGAATCATTTGGTTTACCAGCAACAGCCGACTTTATGTTTGCCTTAATTTCATCCGAAGAGATGGAAGAATTAGGTCAAATCATGGTTAAACAGTTGAAGAATAGATATAATGATCCCACACATTATAAAAGATTTATATTGGGTGTAGATCGAGCAAAGATGAAACTATATGATGTTGAACAAGCTGCACAGGTAGACTTGGTAGATTCGGGTCAAAATCAAAAAACTTTTAAAAAGAATTTCGACGGATTTAAGATATGAACATAGTCAGAAAACTTAACAGGTCAGTAGATTCATTAAAACTACAAGGCCTTAAGGTTTCTGACATCACTCGTAAATTAAAAACTAAATTTAAAGAATATTTTATTACTGTTGAGCATCATAAAACAATAACAACAGGATTTTCAGTCACAGCTTATCACCATTGTGAGAAACAAAAAAGTAGTTTGTTTGTTTGTAGTAAGAGTGATTGGAGATTAAAAAAAAAAGAATATGATGATTTTAAATTTGAGATTGTATCTACAATACTACATGAACAGGTACATAATCGACAATTTGAAAAGAGATTAGCAATACTTCATGAATATGAATGTGACTTTCATAGGAATGATGTGAACAAAACGGAAGACCAAAATTACTATGGTAATCCAGACGAGATAGAAGCATATGCAAATGATATAATTCTAGAATTGTCAAAAGCTGGAAAAGTTGAAGAAGGATTGAGAAGGCCGAAGAGAGTTGGAATAAATCATTCTAATTATCTTTATACATATTATAAAGCATTTAAATCATTTCGTCATCCTGATATGAAGCGTTTACTTAAAGAATGTTATAAAATTAAAGACAAGGTGAAATGGGAAACTTAAATAGAGAACAAGCATTACATATATCAAAGTCATTCAAAGATTACTTCGATCAATACAGTAATATAGAATCTTATATGAGGGAAGAAAAACTCAAATCACTTGAGTATCTTTCTAATCCTTTATTTCCAATTGAAGATGATTTATTCTCAGATTTTTCTATGCACCCCAAAGATATGGACATAGAATTGTGTGAGATAAATCGTGAACAGTGGGAAAATTTGATGAATATAACCTCATCTCATATCAATAAAGCTCCTGTTGGTCGTAATATTGAATTGGCAGCTAGAGAAAAGAATACAGGTAAAATTCTAGGATTCATTCGTCTTGGTTCTCCAATGATCTATATGAAACCACGTAATGTATTATTAGGTCAGGTCTTTTCACAACAAGCCGAGTGGTCTAAACGATTTAATCTTGCCACTATCATGGGTTTCGTTATTGTTCCAGCACAACCCTTTGGTTTTAACTATCTTGGTGGTAAACTATTGGCTTTGATGTGTGCTTCACATGAAGTTAGAGAAATCTGTAATAAGAAATATGATATGAACTTATGTTTCTTTGAAACAACCAGTCTATATGGTTCAACCAAAGGTATGTCACAATATGATGGTTTAAGTCCATACATCAAGTATCGTGGCACAACCGAATCTGATATGATTCCAATGTTACATGGTAAAGATTGGGAAAATATGAGAGATTATGTGGAGAATATTGTTGGTGATATATTAGAAGGTGATGAATCTACAACTTCACGTAAACTCAGATCATTTATTAAAATTGTTGCTATGGCTAAAGCTGCATTAAAAAACACACCAGAAGGTGAAGAGTTTAATCGTATTATTGATGGAGCTAAAGCACTAACTGAAAAGAAACGATATTATACAAGTAATTATGGTTTCTCAAACTATATTGATTACGTAAATTGTAAGACTGATAAATTAATCCCTGGTGAAAACTATGAGAAACACAATTTAGCAAATATGGTTGAATGGTGGAGAAACAAAGCTAGTAATAGATATGACACACTCAAAGCAGAAGGTCGATTAAAGATGGATCTTGAAGTGTGGAATACAAATAAGAACATACAAATCATAAGATAAATAGAAAACTATGGCTGATAAAGATAAACCTAAAATAAACACCAGACAACAAGAACTTGGATCAAAGTGGATTTTTGAACGAGTGTTGATTGATAATATAAAATATAATTCTGTTCAAGACATTACTAATGATAAAAAATATTTAGAATTACAATTAATTTTTGATCCAACTTTTAATCCTAAAAAAAGTAAAGAAGATCCCGTGCCGATGGATTGGTTAATTTCTTATTTTTCACAACAAAAAGCTCTTTTAACTAAGTTTCAACCAAATAAATTTAAAAAAGCCAAATTTGATCGTGACGGTGGATTTATGCAATTTATTTCAGACTTAGTAAAAAAATTAGGTATAATTAAAAAAGATGCATGGGATCCTGCGGATATTTGGATCGTCAATACGAACAAAATACAAAACCTAGAAAAACAATTAAATGATCTTATTTTAATTAATGGTAAAATACCAGTTACACAATCGGATAGAGCTGCAAAAATACAAGAACTCAATAAAGTATTAAGAGATTTATATAGACAAGAAGCAATTATTGGTGTGTCTCTTAAAAAAGCAGGAAAAACAGCAATATATGTTGATGTTAATGTTGGAAAAAATGAAGCAATAACTGAATCAGAATTTAAAGCAATAGAAAAAACTGTTTTTAAAATTGAATCAATAAAATGTATTTTAAAGAAACAAAATCTTAAAAATTTACCAGAAAGATATAAAAGAATGAAAACAGATGGATATGCAAAAGGAACAAATCCACAAACATTCTTAACACAAGAAGTATACATGAAAATTCAAAATGGAACTAAGCCACCAGATTCTTATGATTTCTATATTAAAGGTGATCAAACAAACCATTTTTCAAATTTAAAATTTGAACCAAAAGAACGTGGCGCTGGTGCAGCTCGTTTGGGTAAATCACCAATTGACATGGTGTTAAATTTATTAAAATCTTATGACAAATCATTTAAAAATGATCACACAACTTATGCTAAGACATTTGCCGACATAAAAAAATCAGAATTATCTTCAGCATTTGATATATTAAATAAAACTGAGGGTTGTGATTTAGGTGGAGTTTCAAAGAAAGACTTTTTTATTAATTTATCTGACGTATATTCTGGTGATCCAATACAAGCACATTCAAAAATTATGCAAATATATTTTCTTGCAGAAGTGTTATCATTAAAAGAAAATGAAAGAAACAAATTTATGACCGATCTCATCTTCTTAGCTCAGAAAAAAGGAAGAACGTTCGGTCCGTTTGGTAAAATTTATTAGGAAATAATATGCCATTAGACTATAATATACAAAACATATTAAAAGAATATGAAGACTTAACAGATGATTTTGGATTTTCAGCTGTATCTGAAGCTGAGTATAATTCTGTTATAAGTAAATCAGCAGAAACAGCTGACGATTATAAACTAAGATTAGAAGAAGTGGAGAAGTTAATCATACCTTTCCTACAGAAACTATATAAGACTGCCGATAAAGAATACATTTATTGGCCACATAGAAAACCAATTATTGAAGGTCAGATTAACAAGATTTTAAAATTAACTAGAGGGTAGATTATGATTAAAGATTTTTCAAAAGTGTATGTGTCTGGTGCAGGTATTCCAGAATATATCAATCGTTTAGGTGAAGGTACCATTGGTCTTGAATTAGGTGTTTGGACTGGTGAAAACTTTAGTTACATTTTACAACAATGTCCTGGCATTAAAACATTACATGGTATAGATCAATACAAACCATATGAAGATTGGAACAGGCCAATTACACAAGAAATGATTGATGATGTTAAACTTCAAGCATTTGCAAACATCAAAGCTTCCGGTCATGAAGATAAAGTCATATTTCATGAAGTATCGGCTAAAGAAGGTCTTAATCTTATTCCTGATGGATCATTAGATTGGATTTTTGTTGATGGTGATCACTCATATGAACATGCTAAACACGACATCTCAGCCTATTATTCTAAAGTTCGTTCTGGTGGTTTATTCTCTGGCCATGACTTCAGTTTACCTGGTGTCACTAAGGCTGTAAAAGAATTCAGAGAAGAAAACAATATCAAAGAACAAATTATGTTCACTAATAATGATGTGTGGTTATGGTATAAGAACTAATGAGTAATATCTTTATTATTAGTTCCTGTTTGAAACCTAAAGTTGGCGTGATAGATCATGAAGTCAGATATACTCAAACATTAAACACAATCAAATCTATACGAGATAGAGTTTCAGATTCTATTATTGTATTTGTTGATTCATCTCCAACTCCAATATCAGAAGACAAAATAGAAACAATAAAACACCAAGTAGATTATTTTGTAACTCTATTTAACCACTCCAGAGCATTAGAGATGGGAGAACAAGGGTTAAAAACTCCAGGTGAAGCATATAACATGATTGTTGCCTTTGATATTATTAGAAGTAGTGGCCTACAAAATGTTCAAAGAATATTCAAAATAACAGGTCGTGCTGAACTCACTGATGATTTTCATATTGAAGACTATACTGATTTAGGTGACAAATATATATTCAAAAAGAGAAACACATCTTGGATGTCTCCAGCACTACAATTGGTAGATACCAGATTGTGGTCTTTCAGTTTTAATATGATAGAAGAGGTTGCCAACTTAATGGTAAACGTGTATAATGAATACTTCAATACGGGTTGGGATATGGAACATCTGGTATTCAAACATATAGATAAAGAGAAATTTATTGAAAAAGAAGTTCTTGGTTTAAAAT